GCTCGATGCCGAACTGGCCGCCTGTCAATATCCAACGGATGCGGCGCGTGAGGATATACATTGGCTCCCCGTTGTAAGTCGCAACGTGTCCGTCGATCATCTTTAGAAGCTTTACTATGTCGCCCCTTTGGAATCCTCGGTCATCTCGTCGCACCTCGAAAGTCTTATCGCCTCGGGCGACAGCGTCCCAGTATTGCGGCAGTGTCTTCAATTCGTGTATCTGTTCCATCTACTTCCCCTCCTGCCCATCCACCCACTGAATCGCGGCGGCTTTCGCGGCGTCGAGGGTGGGACAAAACTTGTACGTGCAATACCGCGAAGCGGCGTAAATCTCTGCCCACCAATGAAGGATTGGCCCAACTTCCCGAATGATTACAAGGTGGTTCTTGTAGATTGCGGTTGTCATCTTAGGCCCGGCATCTGTTTCACGCCATTCGGCATCCCGCCCCCGCCACATCGCGGCGGATTTGCGGAGGAGGGCGGCGTCGGATTCGTGGTCGCGGTAACCAGCATCAAAGGCCAGTTCTTCTAATCGGTCTGCTTTTTCTTGGTTGGTCATAGGTCAAACCTCATAAAAAACAAGACACACAAAAGGCCAAGACCGGCGAGAGCCACCAATCCCACGACGCCCAATATGTACGCCGTCTCGACTAACCATGTCGGTATGTGTATCGTCATTTCCCCTCCAGCCGCGCCAGGGCGGCTTTGTATGCGGTCGCAACCGCGTGTTGATCCCCTGACAAGATCCGGTAAAACGAATTGCCGTCCATCGTCGGAGTGCCGTTGCCGATCTTCCAGGCTTCCGCTTCCAGCGCCGCCTTCGCCACCTCGACGGCTTCCAGCGCCTCGGCCCCGGCGAGCAGGGCGGCGCGAGTGCGTTGGCCCATGCTCGGCATCTGTTCCGCCATCTCCCGCAGCCGCGCGGCGTGCTGATTATTCGGCATCCCCCGCCCCCTGCCCCGCCCGAAGCGCGGCGGCACGTTCTTCCTTGCAGGGCGGTTCCGGTCGGATGAAAAACAAAGGAGGAGCCCACACAGCAACCAAGAACCCTATGGTCAATAAGGCTGACCTAACATTAATCGTGGACTTCGGTTCGTTACTCATCCATTCCTTCCTTTGGCAGCAGCGCAGCGGCCCCAACCTGCTCAATGACCTTCATCTGTAAGCTCTCGTCTCCGTCTCGCTTGGCTTCGAGAACTCGGATAACCGTGTCGATGCCGTGATGAAACGCCTCGTATTTCTCGCCGGTATGCCCGCCGCCGTAATCGTGGCAGCCGTAGGCCAGCGTGATCGCGCTCCGCCACGCCCCTTCCGCCGCCTCGCGCTTCACTTGGGCGAGCCAGGCGAGGGCGGGTTGGGCGGAGATCGAGAAGTAGTTGTCGCGAATCCGGGAAACAAATTCGATCAAGGCCGATGCCTGATAGGTGTCTCCGTTGTCGATGACCCATTCCAGTTGCTGCTCGATCCGCTTCAGCGCCTCCACGGCCCGAGCTTCCCCGGCGCGGGCGGCGTCGAGGTCGCGGAGAAATCGATCCTCCCAGTCCATGAACTCGGTAAGCTGCTTGTCTTTGACATACACGGCTTCCTGCCAGCCTTCCGCCTCGGCCTTTGCCGCGTCGCGTTCTTTGACTACCTCATCGAAGTGGGTCAGCGTGGCGGCTAGATCAAACCGGAGCTTTTCGCGCTCGGCCTCCAGTTCGGCGATGCGGGCGCGGAGGGCCTGCTCTAGTTCTTCGACCTCGGGAATGTCTAGGGCTTTGCATTGCAAGCATTCCGGCCCGTTGTTGTGAATACACTTGGGTTCGTTCATCGTCCACCTCGCGCCGCTCGAAGGGCGGAGAGAAGGTCGGCGGCCTCGTGCTGCCCGACGCTCCAGTAGTTGTCCTCGTCGCCGTCTTCGGAGTAGCAGTAGTAAATCGTGCTCTCCTGCTCGGCGGCCCAATCCAGCAACTCCGCCTTCTCCCGCCACTCTTTCACCCGCTCGGCGGCGGCCGGCAGGGGGAGGCTGAGGGCGGCGTTGGCCTGCTTAAAGTCGGCGACTGACGGCCAGCCATGAGGCATCCAATGATGCGCCCCGTCCGCCTCGTCGATACCGGGAGCAAAAGGCAACATACTAACTCGGTATGCGCGTGCAAAAACCTCCAGCGCCCCCCGCAACTCGACCACGAGCGCGGCGAGGGCGTCGCGCTCGGCTTCGCAAGCCAGCCAGCCCCGCCGCAGCGAATCAATCTCCGTCATCAGCGATATCTTGTCGTGGTCAATACTCACCGCCCCACCTCCGCCTCTTTCCACGCCGCCACGACCTCACCCCGCGCCGCCGCAGCCGCAGCATCGACGCCGGTACGGAACCGGGCGTAGCCTTCAGCGAGGGCGAACAGCGCACGGGAGACGGCGCCAACCGCCACGCTGAGCCACAGGATGCAGTGATACAGCCCATCGCGTCCGGTGGTGCGGTGGCGGAGGAACGGCAGCATCGCCGCAAAGCACGCGAGGAGGGCTAGGGCGGGGATCATGCGGCCTCCGTGGCGGCAGCGAAGGAAGGCAGCTTCTCTTGCAGCCGTTTCAAGAGATCGTCATGGTCCAGTTTGCGCTCCCGCGACATCGCGGCAAACACCTCCCGCTCGGTGATAATGCCCATCTGGATACAGCGCAACGTGGTCAATGTCTTGAGCGCGCTACAGTCGTGCGCGTCCTTGTAGAGTCGCCACACATTGCTGCCATAGATCCGGTGCGTGTCCAGCGAAAACAACGGCGCAAAGTTCCTAGACCACGATTCCGGATCAACGCTAGGGCTCAATTTGCACAGCTCAAGGATGGCCGTGATTGCGCCGGGGTTGCCCTCGGCAACCTTAATCGCGGCGCTCATAAACGTGTCTTGTAGGGTAATTCTCGATCCGACTTCCATCTTTCTCTCCTCCTTCCTCCACCCCGTCCGCATCGGACGGGGGTTGTGTGTCTGGTTGCCAGAGCCACTGGGGGCTGGCGTAGTTGTGGCGGTCGCTGGTGGGGAGGTCGTCGTCACCAAGCGTGGGGCGGAATGTTGTCATCAGCCACCGCATCGAACGGACTCGCCGCTCCCTCGATCACCACGCCACCGGTCTTCGGCAGATACAGATCCTCCAGCCGCACGCCCTTATCGTTCGCCTTGGCCTTGCAGCGAACATCGACGCCTTCGAGTTTGGCGTTGATCTTCCGCAGCCAATCCGGCCCGGTAAGGTCGGACGGCTGACAGCCAAGATCGACGAGCCGTTCCTTGGTGTACGGCAGAGCGTTGGGGCTCAGGAACTTCATTACGCTGTCCTGCCGCCCATCTGACATCTCCAGTGCAAACTCCAGAGCCTGCGTCTCGCGCTCGCCGAGTTTCTTGTGACGGATGCCGATGATCTTGCCGTCGTAATACTGGCCGTCTTCGTACTTCACGCCGTCACCTTTTCAGCCACCGGAGCCTGCGTCACAGCCGCCAACTTGTCGCGCAGCGCCGCCGCCGCAGTCGCCTCGCCCATGCGGGACTCCGTAGCCGCGACAACCTCATCAATCGGGAGTTCGCCGGGGGCCAGAACCGAAACGTACTCGGTCGCCTCGGGGACGTAGAACTTCTGAAGGCGGCCGAGGGCACGCCAGTAGTACATGGATTCGGGGTCCTGTTTGTACGTCTCTTTCTTGTCGTAGCCGGTGCGCTTGGCGTCCTCTTCGGTGAACGACGCGCGGGCAGGCTTCGCGCCATCCATGACCTTCTCGCCGTTTTTGTTCAGTTCAAGGATGCAGCCCTTCGTGTCGCGCTGGATGAACGTCCAGGTGTAGCCGTGCCGCCGCATCAGCAGCTCCAGGACCGTGCCCATCATCGCCGGGATGCCGTTGATGAAATAGATCCCCCGCGCCGCTTGAAACGCGCTGAGGCCCAATTCACGGCCAAAGCGGATACGCATCGCAATATCGGCCGCGTCGAGTTTCTTGCCACTGCCCGACGTGCCACGGGCGTACATGAGGCCTTGGGCAAAGTCGGTCTTCATCTGAAGAGCTTCGCCGTGTTCGGCGCTGCCTCGATCGGATGCCGAAATGATCTGGTCCAAGATGGACGACATCAGCTCAGGCTGCGGCTGCGCTGCCACTGCCTGCGCCTGTTGAATCTGCTCCACGAGGGGAGCGGTCTGTGTTGCCATGGTTATTCTCCTTCCCTGTTACGCCGGGAACACGCGAAATGGACGGGACACGGACGGCTTGACGACCGCCTCGTACACATCCGGGAACTTGGTCTTGAGCGCCTTGGAATCGACGCGCATTGATGTCTGCGGCTTGTACAGAACACGGAACCCCGGAGCGGTCGCGCCGGCACGATCCTGCAGGAGCCGCGTCGCCTCCTCTTTCACCGACTCCATCGCCTCCTCTGCTTCGTCGCGAACGTCGCGGAGCTGCAAGTACTCCTGCGCCAAGTCGGCCAGCGCCGGGATCTCGGCGTCAGTGTCGTCAGCGTCCACCGCTTCAAGCAGCGCAACGCCTTGGCACGAGTGCCGCCACTCGCAGGACTGGCAGCGCTTATCTGACACCGGCAAGCGGTCGGGCTCGCCTTCGCCCTGGGCCATTGCCCAGAACTGCGCCACCATCTCGCGAACAAGGTCGAACGCTTGCGCGTCGAAAGTGACCTCGAAGTGATCGAACCGCCAGTTACTCGGTTCGAGAATCGCGAACGCGCCCCAGCGGTAACCGGCGTGGCCCATATACCACTGGATCTGAAGTTGGTACGAGAGCGGTAAGCCTTCCTTCTGGAACTTGCGGAAGCTCCGCTCATTGGCCGACTTCGTTTCGAGGATGCCGGGGCCGCGCGGGTCGTTCAGGATGATGCGGTCGGGTTGGCCGATCTCGTATTCCCTCTGCCCTTGGATAGTCTTGCGGCGGCGCACATCGTTGCCGGTCTTCTCGCAGTACTCCTGCACGATGAGAGGTTCCAGCTTTGTGCCGCGAATTAGATGTCCTTTGAACTCGATGGCGTAGTCGGGCTCGATGCCTCGCTTCTGATACCAGAGCTTCCGAGCGCATCCGTATGGCGGGGCGTTGACTACGCTACCGATGTCACTCCCGCCGATGTGTTTCGTTCTGTCCATGTTTCCTCGTTGAGACAATACGGGGCCGCTGCGCTGCGAGAGCGCCGCTTCGTTGGTTTGGCCCCGATGGACCGGCCTAGGGTTCCACGCTTTCCACAGCGCACGAATCCGGTTAGCGACTTAACGGCGAGCGCCTCGTTTTTCGTAAGTTAGGCCGATCTATCCGGACCAAGCCGGATTAGTTCCAGAATTGAAAGATATTGACGCCGATGGACAGCGCCAGCAGGTACGCTTGCACGTCGTTCCAGCGGTCTGCGCGCTTCACGCGGGCTTCAAGATGTTCAATAGTGTTGGTCATAGTTCTCCTCGGGATTCCCCACCCTCCGGCTAGCCGAAGCCAGCCGGGCCGGGTCGGGTGGGGGCTGTTACCTAAACACGTTCGAGCTAAATCCGCCTACTCCTTCTGTGATTTATGCCCTGTTACGCTGGGCGCGTGGCGTGAAGCCAAGCCGGGGCAAGCGGCCCCCGCTTCGGTTCACGGCTTGTGAAACGCCGCGCGAAGTATGGCGTAGGCGAGTAACTGGAGTATTGCGACATCTAAACGAAACCACTGCTTGTGCTTGCACGCCTGATATCCGCTCTGGCCAAACAGAAAGCCTACTGTTGTCACTACCAGCAAATACACCACTTCACTTTGCACGCTTCCCCTCCTTCTGCAACGCCAACCGCAGCTTCTCCTGCTCGTTCCGTTCCTCGACCACCACCGCGCCGATGCGAATGTAGTGCTCGATCATGGCCTTGGCCGTGGCTTGGGAGTCGATGGCGCGGCGGGTCACTGGCGCACCTGCCAGGCGAGTTGCAGGCCCACCGCAGCGTTGAACACCAGCACTGCCGCAACCCCGCCGAACGCCATCCGCTCGAACAGGTACAGGTGCGGGGTCGCTAGAGCGTGATAGCCGCAGGAGACGCCACCGGCAAGCATGGCGAGGGCCATGAGGGCGACTACGATGGCCGCCTTCACCGGGGCCTCCCGATGCCCTGCATGTGGTAATTGATCGTCAAAATAGCTTCCCGCACGCGCCGGTCTATCTGGGCTTCGCTGGCCGTTAGCCCGCAAAAGATGCAGGTGTCGCCCATGAAGCAATACTCGTGCCTGCCTGGGATTCCCAAGTCTTCTTTCTTCTTGCAATCGTCTTCGCTAACCCGTGGTTCGATCACCGGGGCCTCCCGATGTCGCAAATGATCAGATACCCGAAGCCGATCACCAGCGCCATCGTAAACGCAAACTGGATCACCTCGCCGGGTGGGATATTGAGGAGAGCGGAGGTCACGCCGCTACCTCCGCCGCCTGCAACTGAGCGAGCCGCATTCGAATGTACTGCGCCTGGGTGAGCTTCAGTGCAGCAGCCTCGGCCTCTACCCACGGCACCTGATCGGGCTCCAATGACACGCAAATACGTTTTGTACCGTTTTGCGCCGTTTCGTTACGTTCTGCGTTCATATGACAACATTACGTCAGGTGACCGCCGGTTGTCTACAAAAATTACGAAACAAATTTTGACCGGCGAAAATTTTCCCCTGAAACGCAAAAGACCCCGCGCTAGGCGGGGTCATGCGGGCACGGGCGGCGGCGAAGGCGGGCCGATACCACAGCGCCGCACCGCGGGCACGGTGCCAGCTTGGGCGGCTTGCCTGGTGGCCGCTTGCGGCGGGCCAGTTCGGCTTCGAGGGCTTCGCGGGGGATGCGGGAGAGGTCGGGGAGTTTAGGGATAGGCCTCTGTGGGCAATCGCACGCCCCGCTGCGCAAGCATCTCAACCAACAATTCCGCGCTCATCCCGCCGCCGCAGTTAATCGCGGCAAGGCAATCGGCCGATGTGCCACGCGGTTCATCGGTGGCGTGGGTGTAGCCGTCCGTTCCTTCCCAGAAGGTCATGTCCTGTTCGTGGGTGCATTCGTCGCTCATGATTGCAGCGATGCGCTTGATGTCTTCGGTAGTCTTGAGTATCATGGTTCTCCGGCCTCCCAGCCGGTGGATTAAAACATTTTGTTGATTGCTGTTGGACTAGGCCGGGCGGCTAGCCCGGCCTTTTTCATTTACGCCGCTTCGAGCAGCTTTACCGCCAATGCCGTCCAGCGCACAAGCGCTTCGCCGGTGGCCTGATCGTCGCGGCGCCCCTTCAGTATGTCGATGATGGTTCCGGCGGCCAAGGCCTGCGCCTTTGCGGTCGCGGCATCAATGCGGGCGATCAGCGCCGTGGCTTTCGGATTGTCGGCGGGGATCATCGCCTTCCATGTCGCTACGCCTTCGGCATACTGCGCCATCAGGTCGGCTGCATATTCGATTTGCTTAACAGTGCCAGTCATTTGCTTGATCTCCTCTACACCTCCAGAATACACATACTCCACAGTATGTGCAAGGGAAAAACGCACGCCCCAAATAAAAAAAGCCCCTGCCGGTTAGGGCAGGGGCATTTTGCTGACGTCGGGAATATGGTCTACAAACGAAAAAAGCCCCCGCCGGTTAGGGCAGGGGCTCGAGTATCTACGGCAGTGCGGGCTTTACCACGTCTGAATTTGTACGCGCTTCCACGCGCCGCTGGCAGTGCAGAAATACAGATAATCCACATCCCCGGCGATGGTTCCTGCCGTACACGCTGCCGCCGCTGAGGCTGGAGTCGTCGGGCCAACGACCAGAGACCAAGGCACCCAAGCTGCGCCGTTCCATCGGAGCAGTTGCCCCAGAGATGCGCCCTGCTGCCGGATCTGCGACGGCAGAAACAGCACGGTTGGCGTCGGCACGGTCGTGGAGCGGATCGCGCGGATGGTGGTCGCGCCGGTCGGGACCACCCAGGTTTCTGACCAGCCCGCGCCACTCGTGGGCGAATAGCGGGCCGTGTACGACGTCCCGGTGGGCGTGATGGCGTCGTTGGGGTAGAGCGTGATACTGAACGCGCCGTTCGCCACGGTCACAGTCTGCGACCAGCCGGAGAGCGTTTCCGAGCCAGCGTACAGCGGCTGACTCGTCGCCGGGTTGTTCAATGTCACGACGACCGCACCGCTCCAGTTGCCGCCCATGGGCGTTTTGATAGTGTCGGTGATAGTCACGGTCGTCTGCGCGTGCAGCATCGCCCCGGCAAAGGCCAGGTAGAGAAGGTATTTCATGGGTGGGGCTCCTATTTGTTCGTTTCCGCGTTGACCTTAGCCAATGCGTCGGTGAGGAATTTCGGCAAGCGCCAGCCAGCGCGGCCGACGTTCTCGGCGATGCTGATAAGTTCAGTGGCACAGAACCAAGTCGCCATCATGCTTGCGAGGTCGAAGCCGATGGGATGGGCTGCAACAAAGGCATGAATCGCGGCGATCAACAGCAGCGCCACGGCCTTTTTGACGAATCCTCGGCGCGATACGTCCGACGACACCGCGCCGGAGGACCACGCCACGAGAAAGCCCGTAGCAAAGTCGATGGCTTGCAGGATCAGGAGTGCTTGCAGTGCCACGCTCATTGACAGAAACACCCCCATTAATGCGCCCGGTAGGGCCAGGATCATCTTTTTCGCTGCGGTCATTCCGGCTTCCCTCCCACGGCTTTCGTAATCAGCACCTGGAACTCAGCGAGCTTCTGCATCGCGTCGGCCAAGGCTTCCTCGTCGATGATTTCCTTCCCCGTCAGCCGCTCTACTTCGCGGGCCATCAGCGGGGCGGACCATTCGAGCGTGCGCATGGCGTTCTGCAGCTTCTCCGGGCCACTGCCGCCCGCCTGCTCCGCGGCGGTCACCGCGCTGTAGACCGTCTGCGCCAGCGCATTGAGCGGCGGCGGCGTGAACATCAGCGCGATGGGCGCGGCGGTCTTTACCCCGCGCCCCAGTTTTTTCAGCCAGCCCCAAGCCATTACGGCCGCTCCAGGTCGTTGTACACGCGCCGGTAGCCATCCTCGCCATTCACGGCAATCTGGTAGGCGGCGTCGTGGACCTCGATCATGCGCTCGAACGTGCCCATGTCGTAGCGGAGGTGCAGGTGGATTGGCTTGTCAGGCGGGAAGCCTTCGCGGACCATCTCTTCGGCGTCGAAGTACGTCTCGCCGAGCCCGCCACCGTTAGCGATCAGCAACGGCGTCGGCAGGCCCATGCCGTTGCGATACCGCATGGACTTCGCGGAAAGCTCCTCGGCGAGCAACCGGCCCTCCTGCACGGTGGCCGTGTCGGTGTCTAGCTTCCCGGCGAAGGTCGCCTGATATTTCTTCAGAATGTCGGGCTTGCCGACTTTTACGATGCGATCAAACATTTTCAGTCTCCAATGTTTCAATGGTTTCGGGTTCGCCAAACGTAGCCGCCAAGAGCCATATCTGCCGCATGTCGTCATCGGCCACACGCAAGCATCCGAACGTGGGCCGCAGGTATGCCCAAGCCGCAGAGCGTCCCGGTGCCCCGCCGTGCAGCCAGATGCCGGAGCGTTTCGACGCCCGCAGCGCGTCCCCGCTGATCGGGTTCATGGTTATGACCGCATGTACACCGTAGGTTGACGCCGGAGCCACTGGGCCGCGCTTCCCGCACTGCCACAGCCCCGTAGGCGTGTCGCCGAACGGCAACAGAGGGTTCCTGGTCGGGTTGCCTTCCTGACGCGCCCTTGCGTTGTCGGAGCGGCCCAGGACCGGGCAGCGGTGGATTACCGCGCCATCGTCGAGGGCCACGAGTTCGCCGGGGATGTCGCGATTCTTGGGGAGGGTTGCGCGGAGGATCACGGCTTCACCCGATAGTGCGGGACGCGCCGCACCCCGGCAGGCGTCTGGACTTTGAACTCGCGCATCTCAACGCGGCCCGCCGGAATGCCGGAGGAAAGCAGTGTTGACGTATGCGGGCGGCTCAGGCTCCAGGCTTCGGCCCACTGTTGGCAGGTTCGCCAGCCGTCCGGGACAGTTTCGACGCTGCCCGAGATTTCGCGCCGGAGTAGGGCGAGGGCTTCTAGAGCATCCATCGGACATCCTCCTTTTCGCCGTGCTTGCAGTCCCAGGATTCGAGGTATAAGTGCGAGTGCGTGTCACTGAAGTAGCCCCAGACCATGCCGTGCTTCCAGCGAAGCGTATTCCGCCGATCTGCCGCATAACCGAACTTGTCTGGGTCACCCATCATTCCGACGCACCACGCTTGATCCGCTTCAGTATTCCGAGCGATAGCAGTTCCTGGGACGTGGAGATGAGCAATTACACAGCGCCCATAGGCCTCGGCGTGATCCCGGATGGCCTGCTCGTTGTACATCCAGCCGTGGCCCCAAAGCGTCCCGCCGAACTCGTGCCAGCCGCCGCGCTGCCGGTAGGGCTTGACGATTGTTCCATTCTCCCGATCTACTTCGGCCAAGTCGTTGAACAGCGCCGATGCTGCAAAGCGGATGATCTTGTTTGGGTGATTCGATAGCTTCGTCACCCGGTTGTCGTGGTTCCCGAAGCAACGATGGGTAGGTTGGTACATCTCCAACCAACGCTTGGACGCCGCGAAGTCTTCGACCAGATCCTGGTCCAAGTCTCCGGCCCCGGCCCCAGTCCGGAACGCGGCCCAATCGTTGATGTCGCCGAGATCAAGCGAGACGTCGGGTTCGAACTGCCGCTTGAACTCTACGACGGCAGCAGCAGCAACCGGGCATATCAATGGGCCGTGAGTACAACCCACG